GCTCAGGAATGCGCGGGAATATGGTCCAGGCTGGTTAGAAGAATTTGTCAATAGCCGATACTTCGGCAAACGGGCCGCTGGTCGGTATGTGAGGCGGCACCAGGAAAAGGAAACATTAGGACCGGAGAAACCAACCCCTTTACAATTACTCCCTGGGTATGCTAAAGGGAAAGCACGGCAAGGGCGGGAATGGTTCCGCGATCAAACAAAACGGTGGTCTGAATCTGAAAGGAGGTGAGGGCAAATGCGTCGAATGAGAGGGCGAAGACCAATGCGCCGGAGGTCGTTTAGAGGCAGAAAAGTCAGTCGTCGTCGAGGGTCCGCTCGGCGTGGATTACGGATCGGATACCGGATGTAGTTATGAAATGCGCTAAACCCTATACCAACGGAGTTCTACAGTATGGCTGCGGCCAATGTATGCCGTGTCGGGTAAACAGGTTGCGCTTATGGACAGGGCGCCTCATGCTTGAAGTCATGGAGCATGAGGCATCCTGCTTTATCACGCTCACGTATAACGATGAGCACCTACCAAACCCACCAGAGATAAGCAAGAGGGAACTGCAATTGTTCCTCAAACGCCTGAGAAAGGCAATCTATCCAAGGTCCTTCCGTTATTACTGTGTCGGTGAGTATGGAGACAAATCACACCGTCCTCACTATCATGGTATCTTATTCGGCATTGGACCTACAGAAGAGGAGGTAATAGGAAAATGCTGGGGAAAGGGATTCGTGCAAGTAGGCACAGCAGAGGTCGATTCTGCCCGCTATGTGGCAGGGTATGTCCTAAAGAAAATGACGAAGAGTGGAGACACGCGGCTAATGGGACGCCCCCCGGAATTTGCGATTATGAGCCGAAAACCAGGTATCGGGATCGGCTGTATCTCGCGTTTTGCGGCTGCTTACGATTCCTCTTCGGGAAAGGCGGCGTTATTGGCTCAGGGATGGTCAACAAGCGAGGTCCGAATAGGCGGCTCGCGCTACCCACTGGGGTACTACCTCAAGGGGAAATTAGAGAAGACGCTAGGCTTCTCGGAGATGCAGAAAAGACAGCACACAACCCAAGTCTGGGAGGAGAGGTCACGGGAGGACCGTCACAAGTCTCGGGCTGAGCGAATGCGAGAATACTGGGCTAAAGTTAATCAACAGAAGAAAATAAGGAAGGAACGGACATTATGAAGAGACATAAACACTCGTTGAGTCATTACAAGCTATTAACTGGCGACATGGGCCAGTTAATTCCTATCGGGCTTCTAGAAGCTATGCCCGGTGATACGATTCAACATTCAACATCGATGCTCTTGCGCGTACAACCAATGCTCGCGCCACTCATGCACCCAGTCTCAGTGAGAATTCATCACTGGTTTGTACCATTTCGTCTATTATGGACCGGATGGGAAGACTTCATTACAGGGGGTCCAGATGGAACAGGATCGGCGCTTCCGTTCCCAACCAATACGGTCAATTGGACCAATAACGAGGGTCAACTTCTCGATTACCTCGGACTACCTACAGGGAAGACCTACGGGCCTGGTGAGGTTAACACCATGCCTGTCTATGCCTACAACAAAATATATAATGAGTACTATCGCGACCAGGATATTGTTACGGCTCGCGCACTCGACGATTTCAGCATTCCGTCTATTGCATGGGAAAAAGATTACTTCACTACCGCGAGGCCATGGACTCAAAAAGGGCCGGCTGTGACAATTCCGATCGGTGATCGGGCACCAGTAAAGGGAATCGGAAAATTAACTCAGGTATATGGGCAAGGTGCGGCAAACGTATATGAGACGGATGCAGCTGGAACAAGAGCCTATACGAGTTCAACGTCAGTCGATGCAACGACAGGAGATACAGCGTTTCGTGTTGAAAATGATCCCACCAACAACGGGTTTCCAAACATCTTTGCGGATCTATCGCAGGCGACAGCTGCGGACATAGTGGACTTTCGGAGAGCGTTTGCTCTCCAACGATATCAGGAGGCTAGGGCCCAATATGGAAGCCGGTATACTGAGTATCTTAGGTATTGCGGTGTTACTCCTTCGGATGCTCGTTTGCAGCGACCAGAATATCTCGGTGGAGGAAAACAAACCATATCCTTCTCCGAAGTGCTTCAGACTGCAACCGGTGGAACCGGAGTCGGAAGTCTATTCGGACACGGTATTAGTGCCTTGCGATCCAATCGATACCGATATTTCTGCGAAGAACATGGGTTTGTAATGACGCTCTGCTCAATCCGTCCGAAGACAATGTATGTCGATGGAATGGAAAAAATGTGGTCAAAACGGACAAAGGAAGAATACTACCAGAAAGAACTAGAATTGATCGGGCAACAAGAGATCCTGAACCGTGAATTGTTCAAATCTGCTGCAGCGTCAACGGCTGCCGATAATAATACCTTCGGGTATCAGGATCGCTATTCAGAATATCGTCACGAGCGGTCGAAAGTCTCCGGAGAATTTCGTTCAACGCTCGATTTCTGGCACTTAGCGCGGAAATTCTCAGCAACACCAACACTCAATAGCTCATTTATTACCTGCGACCCGAGAAAGAATATCGTCGCAGTACCGGGAAGTGATGCCCTCTGGATGATGGCGTCGCATTCAATTCAAGCTCGGCGTCCAGTAGGCAACAAAACTATCGGGCGTATCCTCTAACCAACAAAAGCCGGGGGGCGGCTTCTGAGCCGTCTCCCGGAACAGAGAAGGGAAAAAACACAGTGGCAAAATACAACGACAAGAACGAAGAGATCCCAGACAACACACCCGTAGAATTACCAATCGGGTACAAAAAACCAGAGAGCCTTCAGGAAATGATTGCTCGGATGGTCAACGTGCATTCTCAACTCGCGGAACGTGAGGGAAGGGAAAGCTTCGAGGAGGCAGACGACTTCGACGTGGAAGAAGACGTGGACCCTATCTCGCGGTATCAGCTTGACCCCATGCAAGAAGAGTATATCGCTCCTCGTGAGGAGCAAAAAGGCGAAGTGTCTGAAAAAAGAGACACTGAGCTAACCAAAGGCCGTGAGGCCGAAACAGTAAAGACTTGATATTTACTGTTTTAAGTGACACCTGAAAGGGGGAACGTGAAACAAAAAAAATTAAAAAGTAGTCCGAGCGTGGGCAGTCATAAACCCACTCGGCTTGACCGGCTCCGGACTATAGAAAATCTATTGGCCCTCGAAACGATGGGCCAAGAATCAGTAAGGCGAAATGTACCGGCTCAGCCGGTACCGCCGAACGTCAGGATTGAGCGTCAGCTCAATCGGTTGCCAGTCATAGGGCTAAGATCACAAAGAACAAAGATCGTTCACAGGAATGTCAACTACGAGGACCTATACAGCGATGTGCGGAGCATCGCAGGTCCGATCAAAAACCCAAAGGGAAGGCCGTCACTCTGTCATCGACGGCATATGAGAAAAAGCGTACTCTTCGCGATGAAGGTAGCGGGAAAAGGGCTGCGCCGAAGCCCCGGGCAAGGCGGCAGCTATAGAAGAACCTCAGAAAGTCTAGTGAGGTGTTAAAATGGGCGATGTAATGGGAGAATTAGTCGCGGCAGCAGCTTCAATTGGAGGTGGTGCAATATCAAATCAATATAATCGGTCGATGGCGACCGAGGCGGCAGACTTGCAACGGCAGTTCGCGCAGAATGCCATTCAATGGCGTGTGGAAGACGCCAAAAAAGCGGGGATACACCCGCTGTACGCGCTCGGCGCGAATACAGTGTCATATCAGCCGACAGTGATCGGTGATGCATTAGGAGAGGGAGTCAGACAGGCTGGACAGCATATAAGCCAGACGTTCGAACGTCCAACGTCTGATCTCGAAAAGCAAAAACATCAGATGGATATGGCGATGGCGGCAGCATCGTTAGGTGAGTCAGATGCGAGGCGGCAGTATTATCTATCGATGGCAGCAAAAGAGCGGCAGCAAGACCAGATAACAGGATTAGGGCTGCATCAAGAAGGCGCAGCGAATACAGGGGTAGAAGGTCAGACGGCCAATCCTCCAGGGATGGGCGTGTATAATCTCAAAGCGGCTGAAGTCGTGACGACGAAAAAAGGTCGTCCAGATATGTCAGCCGGTACAAATCCAGCCTATGAAGAACGGTATGTAGATAAGTCGCTTCCGATGATTATGCCAAGGGCTGAAGGCGACTCACCAGAGGAAATTCTGGATGGAATGTCGTGGCCGGCCTACGTGGGGCTTATGCTCAGGAATGCGCGGGAATATGGTCCAGGCTGGTTAGAAGAATTTGTCAATAGTCGATACTTCGGCAAACGGGCCGCTGGTCGGTATGTGAGGCGGCACCAGGAAAAGGAAACATTAGGACCGGAGAAACCAACCCCTTTACAATTACTCCCTGGGTATGCTAAAGGGAAAGCAAGGCAAGGGCGGGAATGGTTCCGCGATCAAACAAAACGGTGGTCTGAATCTGAAAGGAGGTGAGGGCAAATGCGTCGAATGAGAGGGCGAAGACCAATGCGCCGGAG